TTCAACCACTGTCCAGCATACATATCACTGAACAAATTAAAGTCTGGGCGATAATTGTACATCCAAACTAGTACTTGCTCGTGTGCATGTGGACGTTGTTGAACACTTAATGTATGGTTGGTAGAATTGTAAACAAAATTAATATCGCTACCAAACATTTTGCCGACCTGTTTCTGATATCCAGCAAAGGCATAATAAGTAGCTAGGCCACCCATGTTTGTTGAAGCTAAAAGATATGTATTTGAGTAAGCCAGGTTAAACGGCTCAAACAAACTACCACCATCCCCTCCCCCTGTGCGTGAACCAATACTGCGTCTAAAAAGTTGTCTAATACTGATAACTTCTTTTGGCATAATATATTCGTTTGTATCAGGGATAAGATCCAAAAACCCGTAACTTTCTTCTACAGCATTGCTACTACGTTGGCGGTATTTGGCCAAGGACCGATCAATTGCTGTGTTATAGTGGGCAGGATCTAATTCTACATCAACCATACCATCACCTAGCATGAGCTTAATATAGTCAATTACATCTTGTCTGGATTGTTCTGTTTCAGTCATATAGATATTTAGCCATAAATACAAGTATGCCAAGACTAAGCCTCTACCGTCCTGAAAAGGGCAATGATTTTAAGTTCATCGACCGCGTTGTAAACGAACGTTTTCAGGTAGGTGGAACGGATATCTATATACACAAATATTTAGGACCAGTTGCTTCAACCGGAACTAATGTTACCCCAACTACTCCAGCAAATACTGGAACCAATGTCATTCCAGAGTTAGGAATTCAAGACGTATTATTCATGGAAAATCGGGATAGAAATTACGAACCCGATGTATATATTATTCGTGGTATATATCAAATGCAAGATTTAGATTTTAATCTAAGTCAATTTGGCTTGTTTTTAACTAACGATACCATACAGATGCATTTCCACTTACGTGGGCATGTGGACTCATTGGGTAGAAAGATTATGCCAGGTGATGTACTAGAGTTGCCTCACTTGAAAGATGAATATGCGTTAGATGATAATGTAGTAGCATTAAAAAGATTTTATGTTGTACAAGATGTCAGCCGTCCATCAGCAGGATTTAGTGTTACTTGGTATCCTCATTTGATTAGAGCCAAATGTGTGCCTCTAGTGGATAGTCAAGAATTTGCACAAATTCTTAATCAAGATAGCGGAGCAGGTGATGGTAGCACACTACGTGACTTGCTATCAACGTATAATAAGAGTATTGAAATCAATGACAATATTGTTCAACAAGCCATGCTAGATGCTCCTGTATCTGGATACGATACAAGTCCATTTTTTATTATTCCCACAAGAGATTCTGGATTAGTTGATTTTGCCGATGCCAGCGATGATATTGATGATGCCAGCATGGATCAAGCTATAATGGATGCCAGTATGGTATTGCGTACTCCTAAGAAAAACTTATACGTTGGATATTTAACAGCAAGTGGCATGCCACCCAATGGTGCTAGTTTTGGATCAGGTGTTATATTTCCTTTCCATCCAGCAGTGGGTGCATTTTTCCTACGTACAGATTATCAACCAAATGCTTTATACAGATTTGATGGACATAACTGGGCCTTATATGAAAAGAACGTACAAATGACCATGAATGAGTTTGGAAAACAAGATACAACCTCTGGAAGATTTGCTGGTGATGCAGTTAGACAAACACAAAAAGGCTCGTTCATTAATAACACTAACACGTCTACAATTAATGGCACAGTAATTGTAGAGCGTCAAGCATTGAGCAAAGTATTAAAACCTAAGGCAGATCAATAATGGATTTCTTTTACGATGGTCAGGTACGTAGATACCTAACACAATTTATTAGAGCAATGAGCAATTTTGCCTACCAAGATAATGCTGGCAATTTAAAAAGAATTCCTGTAATGTATGGAGATCCTACTCGCCAGGCCGCATCAGTAATTAAAAAGAATAGTGAGAATACAATTCCATCCGCGCCGTTTATTGCTTGTTATATTAAAAATTTAGAATACGATCAAACTAGATTACAAGATCCAACATTTGTTAGCAAAATGCAAATACGCGATAGAGCAGTAGATCCCACAACTGGACAATACATGAATGTGCCTGGCAGTGGGTATACAGTAGAACGTATTATGCCTAGTCCGTACAAATTGACTTTTGCCGCAGACATATACACTACTAATACTGAACAAAAATTACAAATATTAGAACAACTTATGGTATTGTTTAATCCTAGTTTAGAATTGCAAACTACTGACAATTACATAGATTGGACTAGTCTAACAGTTTTACAACTGGCATCAACTACTTGGAGCAGTAGACAAATTCCTCAAGGAACTAATCAAGATATTGATATTGCCAACTTGACATTTACAACTCCCATATGGATTACTCCTCCAACTAAAGTTAAAAAACTTGGAATCATTACTAAAATTATCAACAATATATTTTCTAATGACACTGGCATAGTTTCTTCATCATACAGCGATTTGGACGCGGTATATGATAGTTTAGGAACTCCAGCTGGCACGGCAGTTGTTACCCCAGGTAATTTTGAACTATTGGTATTAGATGGTTCGGCCAGATTATTGACCAATCAACTTACTGCAAATCCAGAATCACAATCAAATACCACCAACTGGTATTCATTATTAAATTTATATCCTGGACAATTTACAGCAGGGTTAAGTCAAATAAGATTAACAACACCGTCGGGAACAACTATTGTGGCCTATGCCAGTTTAGATCCCACAGACGACAGCAGAATGGCATTGAATTTTAATAGCGATACAATTCCCGGTAACACAATTATAACCTCGGCAGTTGATAGTAGAGGTACTATTGATGCAATTATTAACCCAGAAACGTTTGAACCAATCTTTCCACACATTGGTGTAAGATACCTGTTATTAGAAGGGATTAATCAAGTAGATGGGTTCAGTACAGCCAATAGTTTCCCTGGACCAGTTGCTTGGCAAAATGCAAATGGTACCAATTTCCAAGCTCATGCTAATGATATTATACAGTGGGACGGCACACAATGGAATGTTATTTTCAATAGTACTACCATCCATACAATATATTACATAACTAATTCATATACTGGCATACAGTACATATGGGAGAATGATGAATGGAACAAGAGCTTCGAAGGAATTTACAGTCCAGAGCAATGGAGCCTAGTGCTATAAGTCAAATAATCTGCAGTGGTGGCATATTTCTTGCCAAAGACACTGGTAGGTTTTTATTCTTACTGCGTACTCAAGGCAAAACTGCTGGCACATGGGGATTAGTAGGTGGCAAAAAAGAGCCCACTGATGCAACGCCTTACGAAGCACTCAATAGAGAAATTGCTGAAGAGGTTGGTGAAACTCCGCAAATTAAAAAGACTATTCCTTTAGAACTGTTTACCAGTAATGATCAACATTTCCAGTACAACACCTATATTTTAATAGTTGAGAAAGAATTTATACCAACACTAAATGATGAACATTCAGGTTATGCTTGGTGTAGTTTTGACAACTGGCCTAAACCCTTGCATCAAGGTGTTAAGAACAGTCTTGCTAATCGGGTAATTCGCGCTAAGTTGGAACTACTTTTAGATTTACTTGATTAAATCAGGACCAAATGCCCATGTACCTAAGTGGCGCATTTCCATACTCAAGTTAGTATCAACTTTAACAGTATAACCAACTTCGGCCATTTTTTGGCAGAAAATCATATCTTCGCCTAAATGGTCATTACTCTCGGGTGTCCATCCAAATTCAAACCATGGCTGAGGAATCTCACTTAGGATAGATGTCTTCATTAACATACAACCCATGCCAACGCCTTCTACTGGTGCAAGCTCGTCTCTAGATTCAAATGGTAATGGTTCATTCCAATCGCCAATTTTTTCATAAGCAACCCCCTTAGCAGGTAGTTGTCTACGAACATAGTTTGCGGCAACAATATCTTCATTGTGAGCCAATAACCTTAATGACGTAGTTGATGGGAAAGTCATGTCGCTATCTAACCATAGCATGTATTCAGCACCTGATTGCTGTGCGGCCATGGCCAGTCTTTCACGTTGTGTTAGCAATACTGTACTGGCATCCATGAACACATGAGTGTCCAAATTGTTTTGTGTGTTTAGCTTGACCATGTTGGACAAACATAACGCAAATGCTGAATGTAATGTGTCCCGGCAGGGAATTGCTATTGCAAGTTTGTTCTTTTTCAAACTCCACTTGCTGGATTCAAATATACTTTTTTTCATGCGCCCGCAACATCTCTACTTAAAGTTTCACCCTGAATGACTAATTCGTGAATACTGTTAATTATATCCTGTGTTCGTTTGGCTGTCAAGATAAAATCGTTGGGTGCTAGCTTACACATAACGTTCATTGTTTCAAAAGTAACTTTATCTCGAGTAAGTACTTCTACGGCACTGCGTCTTGCCAAATCTTCAATGAAGTTTTGCTGTGCTAATTCGTCATCATCTGACATCAATTGTTCACATTCTGCTTGATCCAATTCCTGTGCCAATGATTCTAAGATTGATAATTCAACAGATTTTGCATCTGTAGTACGCAACTCTTGAATGCGTTCTAAAAACTTTCTCAATGTCACTGGGTTAGTTGTTCTATCGCTATAAACAATATTATCTAATTCCCAACGACTTGGGCCAGTATTGGCCAATCCTAAAAGTTTATTAACATCTAATTTTGATTTCTTTTTCATTACAATGATCCATAATATGTATACGGTGTTACAATACCACCAAATGTGGCAGACAATGAAATCAGCGTACCAGCAGTTTTACCACCATAACTAACGCCAAGTGTTGCACTTAAAGAAATGTTCTTCCCTAGCAATTGAGCTTGAGTAGCTGTGCCAGCGAATCCGCCACCACCGAAGGCCACGTAAACTGCGCCCATTGCTATCGATTGTCCCGTTGCTGGTATAATGCCTGCCATTTATGCCTCCTAGGTTATTTACCAACCAAGGAATCCACCATGGCTTGTAGTTGAGCAATTTGCGTTTGTTGTTCTTTAATAGCTTCTACTAACAATGGTACTACCTTTTCGTATTGAACAGTCTTATAGTTCTCTCCTGATTTACTATTGCCATTTGTATCGGTATCAAACGGAGCCAATTTAACTGCTTCAGGCAACACAACTTCCAAATCTTGAGCAAACAATCCCACGACTTTTTTAGTTGTATCGTATCCGACCAATCGTTTGGCTAGGTCATTCCAATTGTACGTAATACCATTTAATTTTAACACCTTATCAACTGCATTGTCAATAGATTTTACATTAGTTTTTAACCGTTTATCTGAACTATATGCTGTAATTTCACCAGTTGCATTTAGAGTACTGTTTACGGTTACTGTAATACCAGTACCTGCACCGGATACAGTCAAGCCAGCAGTACCAGTAACTGTAGTACCACTGGCATTATAAAAGGCCACATAGTTTACTGTACTTGCGCTAACAGTACCAGACTGTCCAGTTGTACCCTGTGTACCCGGACCTTGAACGCCTTGAACGCCCTGTATACCAATTACACCCTGTGTTCCTTGTACCCCTTGTGTGCCTTGAGCTCCTTGAGCACCAATTGCCCCTTGTACACCTTGACTTCCTTGCACACCAGTAGCACCTTGAGTACCAACACCCCCAACACCCCCAGTAACACCCTGGGTGCCTTGAGCACCAGTAATACCTTGATTACCTAATACGCCTTGAGCACCTGTTGCTCCTTGTACACCTTGAGTACCAACACCGCCAACGTTACCGCTGAGACCTTGTACACCTTGGACGCCCTGGGCTCCTTGAACACCTTGCCCGCCTATAGTACCCTGAGCACCAATAACACCTTGTGTTCCAGTGCTACCAATTGCTCCTTGTACACCTTGTACACCTTGAGCACCTTGTGCTCCAAGGTTACCACTTAGACCTTGAACGCCTTGAACGCCCTGAGCACCAGTGGCGCCTTGTGCGCCCTGAGTTCCTTGAGCACCTACAGTTCCCTGTGCACCAGTAACACCCTGTGTACCATTTGTTCCCTGTACACCCTGTACACCCTGCGCTCCTTGAGCACCAGTGGCGCCTTGGGCGCCTTGTGTACCAATAGTTCCTTGTGCGCCAGTAGTACCTTGTGGACCAGATGTAGATGGTTGAAACTGCAACTGATTACTAGTTGCGCTCATGGCCAATACATATGTGGCTGTGGTAGCATTAACTTGTGGGAATGTTAATGATAATGGAAATGTTATTGTTGCACTGCTGGCAATAGTTAATGTAGAAACCGCTGTAGTTGGCTTGGTAATGACGACGTTATTGAATGTAGTAGCTGTTACTGTTGCTCCAACCACCAATCCGCCAGCAATACCGGCACCACCACTTACTTGGAAAGATCCAGAAGCAGTACCGTTTGTTGGCGTTGTACTGGTTACTACTGTAGCGTATGCGGCGGCAGTTCTTAAGTTAATATTACCGCCAAAACCACCATATAAATCTAATGTAGCATTGTTGCCTGCTGTAAGACCTGCCGCGCCAACAAGGCTTGGAGCACCGCTTGCGCCGCCACTTAGACCAATACCTGCGCCAGGTGCGCCAATGATTCTAGGGTTTTGACTAGAATCAATAATAACAGGGTTACTTATGTTACCAAAAGATGCTTGAGCACCAGTAGCAAATAAGTATCCATTTGATGGATTAATATAAAAACTGCTGGTGCTGTATACTGTTGATGATGTAGGAGTTGCAGTACTCGTAGACACAAAGGTCATGTAAAGGAACGAGTTACTTCCTGTATTCTGAGTTAGAATCTGGCTAGCACTAGATGCATTACCACCAATACCGGCGGCTGACA